TTCTGTTTGTGATCGGAGCGTTTTTCCTGGGAGTGTTTTACCTCATCGCCGGGATAGTCGCCATCCCCTTCTACCTACTCGGCATGTTGGCGCGAGTGATGGAGAAATTCGTCAATTGGTTCAACCGATGGAGCGGGGCTGGGTATTAACGAAACGCCTCCCGATCCGGAGCCAGGATTGGATGAAGACTTAGATCTAGATGTGGATGATCTTCCTAACGAAACGCCAATGCCTTCTGCTGGGCAATGTTCGTCCGATTGATCACTCCGCGGTACAGATTGGCCGCCGGATGCTGAACGAGCTGAACGTAGAGCTGGCGAGTTTGCTTCAAGGCTTCTAGAAGATTAGGGGTGTGCTCGATCCCCGCCGCCGCGGTGTCTGAATTCAAATACTGAGGACCCATATCCAATGATCTCGCAAGAATTCTCTTCACTGCTTCCTCACCCTGATGGAAGGCTATGTCTCGAAGGTAAAACTCTGTTTCTGGATGCTTATCTAGAACAGATTTTGGAGCGTACTTATAAACAGCATCAGTCTGGTTGGCGATGTACTGCTCTGCCTCCTGAAGGGCTTGCTTCTGCTGGCCAGTCTGAACTAAATGTGCCAGCCGACCAGCCATCGGACCATCCCACTTCGGAGTGATCCCAGCCACCTCGTAGCCCGGCCCCGAGCGATCGCCGGGCGGGAGCTGTTCGATCTTCAAACCCTGGCTGAGATCCGTCTCCATTGACATGATTGCATGAGCCATCCCGAGGCGATTCGTGGGCTTGAGGGAAGCCATCCGAACGTCCCTCTCAGGAACGTTGGTCAATTGCCGCCCGGCATCCGCGGGCTGGGCTCTACGTACCTCTGGTTGAACGAGTTGCGCCCTAAGTGCGGGTCGAGCCGCTTGAACCGCGGGCTCCGCTATTTCTTTGACGCGGGCTTTAGCCGCTTGACCGAGCTGGTTGCGGAAGGCTTCGGGGCTGGACTGGCTTGCCATTGACGCAGCAAGGCCTGACCGAGCTGTTTCTGGCCCATTGATTTGAGCACGTTGGGCGAGGAGTTGGCCGACGCTTTTGGTACTGCTTTTTGCTTGGGTTGGTGGGACATTTTGAGTGACCTGTTGAGGTTGTGATTGCGGTTGCGGTTGGGCTTGCCGCTGGTAAGGCTGTCCGGTGGTGACGTTCTGGTTTCTTAGAGGTTCGCCCGCGGTAAGGTCTGTTCTCGGGACGTTTGTTCTAGGTGGGAGAGGAGCTTGCGGGTTTTCTCTGGCGTTCTTCGCCTCATCAAGCTCCCGTGCTCTTTCTTGCCGCTCTGCTAGAACCTCCTGAAAGGTTCGGTTGCCCGACCGATACCCCTTCAAGGCATCGTAAATATCACTCTGAAGTTTCCAGTTGTGTGTCCCGTCCACCGTCGCCGAATGAATCCGGTCCACCCGATAGGTCTTCCAGATCGATTCGGAGCGTTTGGGTTTTGAAATATCCGAGAAAACATCCTGCCCGTTTACCTTCGGGTCGAGTCCGGTCAATTCGTACAAGAAACGCTTTTGTGATGGGGTCACGACTGATTCGGATGGTTGATCCTTCGCTATCGCTTCCAGCATGGTACGGGCAGCTTCGACAATCGCAGCAGGTTTGTATCCCCATTCTGATCCGTTCCCTTTCTTCACTTGGACCGCAGCATTTTCTAGAAGCTGGCCATGATCTACAGCATGGATGAGGAGGTTACCCGCCTTGGTGACCCGAGTAAACATAGGCATCGCGGAGACATCTTTGATTGGGAGGGCAGCGGCGATGGGTTGTTTGAATTTCCCCCGGTAGTAAACGGGATGGTAGCGCATCGCTACTCCGCCGCCCGGCGCGTTGTCCATCACCCCTTTGATGGAGTTCAAGACATCCATCTGCTTGGGGGGCAACTGTCGTTCTAGAAGGGCCTGAGCCTTCTGGACATCCATGATACGGTAGCCACCTTCACCGTCCGATCGGATACCAGCGGCCTCTCGCTGCCCTTCATCCATCCTGGAGATCGCCGCGTGGATCGCTTGTCCGACTTTGTTCCCAGCCGAATCTATCTGGCCGGTGGATTTGAGGACAGGCGAACCGTCCACCCTTCGGACCAAACTTCCATTCTTATTGGTAGCCCACGCATCGACGGCCCCGCTTTGCGCCCGGACCTGGGCGTCTGTTTTACCGATGAGATCCTTGGTGGTGATGAAAGTAGGATCTCCGGAATCCAAGGGGCCTTGCTGCCGCCTTCCTTCATACCATTCCTTGAGGATGGAATCGACGATCGGAATTCGTTTCTCCCCGGTGAAAAGGCCCGTACCAACGATTTGATTAGTGGGATCAAAGCCATTTCCAAGAGATGCTAGAACCGTTTTTACGAAGTTTTTATTGACGAAAGGGGAGGTCCCAAGGTCGAGTAATTTTCCGGCGAGAGTACTTGGTGGTACGACGGAGCCAGGGGAAACACGGGCGACTGCCGATTCACTAGCCAGTTCTCGTACAACACGTTTATCAGTAAGGACTTCGTTGGGATGTCCCGCAGCAGCATAACGTTGAGACAACTTATTTCTAAGCTCTTCAAACTCATTGCTGGTATCGTATTCACCGGTTGCCCGTTTAACGGGGTTTCCATCATTGTCAAGCTTGGTGAAGGTGCCGGGAGTCCCGGCTCTGGGATCTCCAAGCAGCTTGGCATATAGCTCACCCGCCATGCCCCTTTGTTCAAGGTGATGGTTGAACTCATGTTGGACCTGGGCCAGAATCGCCGTTTCAGGCTGGCTAGGATCGACGTGAATAGTTGCCGTATACCCATCTGTTTTCGTTGCCGGTTGGTTGGTCCGGTATACGCTCCCACTTCCTGGGGGCTGGTCAAATTTCAAACCTAGCTCGGGGTGCTGGCTGAAATTCGAGCCCATTGTGAGCTGGGCCTCCGGCGTTAATTTTTTGAACTGGTTGGCTGCGTCTGTATCGAGGCTCTGCAAAAAACGGTAACGGTCCCCGACTTGTGCAGCATTGATTTGATCTGGAGTTCCGTAATCTCGCCAAACTTTAAACCCACCTCCAACCATTCCAAGAATTGATCCAGTGACAAATCCTTGACTCGTGGCTTGAGGATTTCCCCAGCTTCCGGCGTTTGCGATTGCTGCATTGATTGCTCCTGATTCGAGTCCGGCGTTCGCGGCTCCTGAAAAGGTTTTTGTAACGTCATTGACGAACGAGTTGTCCATCGCACGGGCTACCCATTGAGGCGCTCCCGTGGTTTGTTCCCCGACTCTCCGCCAGAAGGGCGAGGTGGCTTCTCCTGCTAGAAATTCTTTACCGATGGTATTCAACGAAACGCCAATGTCGGCGGGATTCATCCCAACCATTTTCAAAGCGCTGTGCATTACCGGACCACCAAATAAGCCCCCTTCAGACCACATCCAAGACATGGAATCACTTCCTGGAAGGTGAGTGGCGATAACATCAGCAACCAGATGCTTAATTCCCACAGCTACAGCAGGGTTTCCTCCTGCAAGTTTCATGGCGATATTATCAAGCCCGTCACTCAGAAATTTTTGGCCTTTTACTGCTAATCCGATTCCTTGCCCGGCCCCCTGCGACAAAGTTCCGGCGATTCTAGAAGCTGCCCCCGCCGAGGTCTGCATCGAATTCCCGGCCTGAGTAATTTGCCGTTGATGATCGACCAGGGCGGCCTGGGACTGCTGCTTGAGTTGATTCAGGTTGGTCTGAAGGTCGTTAATGTTCTTATCCAGCTCCGGCGGAGACCTGGGCATAGGCGCACCGTCGCCCGGGTTAACTGGCTGCCAGTTGGCCCTTTCATTTTTGGCCTCGGCCAGCCTGCTTGTGATGCTCCCCTCTTCCGCCGCCAGATTGGCTAGACGTTGGCCGGACTCTTCGATCGCCGCTTTAAAGACTGGCTTGGTAGCCATCCCCAGGCCGTGGAGGGCAATCCCAGGACCAACGAAATTCAAAGGATTCAACCCCATCGATAGTCCGCTGACTTCCTGAGGGGTATTTCTAGAAGCCGCCGCTTTGGCTTGATCCGCGGTCGCCTGGGAGATCACCCCCGCGCCAGCCAGAGATTGAGTCATCTTGCCAGTGAAACCGTCTGACCATTTATTCATCCCCACCTGGAATTTCGTGACTTGGTAGATTATGTGGTCATCTACCTCTTTGGCCGCATCCTTGACATCCTGGGGGACACCGGGCGTCGTGCGAACGGCATCGTAGGCAAGGTGGGGGAGGTACGTCGCCGCCATTGTTATCTGATTGGCAACGTCGCTGATTCCTTTCATTGATGCGTCGGTGACCAAAGCTCCGGCTGTCTTGAAATGCTGGTTGGCTTGGTCCCAATCGGCTGCTGCTTGTCCGGGATTAAAAGTTGCGAGGGAAAGACCAGCATGCAGGGCATACTTGTCCCCCGCTACTTGCTCTTGAAGTTCTTTGTGGAGCCCGACCCCGAAGTCCCACGCTTGCCCGCCGACCGCTTTAACGGCATTCCAGGCATCTCCGACTTTGTCGACGGCGAATTGAAGGGGGTTGGTGACGACTTGCTGGATGTCTTGGCTGTGCTGTGCGTCCTGCGCATCTCTCGCCGGGTCGATGACGAGGGTCTTTGCGTGATCAAAATCCTGGTAAGGATCGCCTCCCGCTCGCAAATACATGCTGGCCTTGTATCGGGGATCAATTTGATCGAGCGGATAACCCGCTGCAACGGCTTGCTGGAATTTTGAGAATTGCTCATCGGTGGGTTGGAAGTAGCCATGCTGGTTGTAGACTGGTGGAGCATCGGGTTGCTTTGCCGCGCCGGTCACCGCCGCCGAATCCCCGTAACCGGAGACTTGATCGTCTGGGGCTGGAGTTGGAGTTGGTGAAGGAGTTGGTGCAGGAGGTGGTGAAGCGGCTGGGGCTGCCGCAGAAGGTTGGGCGTTAAACTTTAGCTGGAGTCCAGGAGCTTTGGCGGCGAGCTGAGGGCTCCAATTCTTCTCATCGGTGTTTTGCAGAGTGGCCCAATCTGCTTGATCCTGAGCAGTAAAATCTTGAGCTGCCATATCAATCCGAATATCCCACCTTTTGAGCCGCCATTGCTCCGGCTTGCTGCTGCTGCGCTCCGGCTTGCTGGGCCTGGGCTGCCGCCTGCTGCGCTTGCTGGGCCTGGGCCTGCTGTGCTGCTGCTTGCTGTTGTTGAGCCTGCTGGGCGGCTTGCTGTTGCTGGGCAACAGCCTGCTTAGAATTCCCGGTCAAAAAATTATCGATGTTGCTGTTCATCCTCTGAGCGTAGTCGGGAAGGGCTGCCGGAGTTGCTTGAGATTGAGGCTGACCAACGGTTGGATTCTGAGTCGGATCGGCGGTCGGATTCATCCCCGGAGAAAAAGTTCCGGCAGGATTATTCCCCGCATCGTCGCGAGGCATCGGAGCATACGTTGTCGGATCGTTGACATCTATTTTCCTGAAATCTCCGGTCTTCATTCCCGCAGTCTGAAGCCCGGCCAGCTTACTTTGATAGGCACTGGCAATGTATTGCTTCAACTCGTTGGCTTTACTAATAGCAACCTGCGGGGAATCTCCGGGGGAAGGCACTGCTGAAGCCGCCAGATCCATTCCCTGATTACTAAGCCTGCCGCTTTCTGACCCTACGTTTTTGGCATAGTAAGACTGCAACAACGGCATTGTCTGCAAGTAAGGTTTAATCTGAGGATCATTGAGCAAACCAGCCGCTCTAGCAGCCCATTGTCCCGTAAGCGCACCCCCTAAATGAGGGTCTTGCTTCACCGCCGCCAAATACTGACTGGTCGCTAAATCAATTTTATTGATCCCCTCTTTGTATCCCTGAAGCTGTTCAACTAAATCAGGATGATCGGCGATCTGAGGGCGAGTATCCTCCGCCATTTTGATTTGCTCCTTTACAAACCCTTCTACCAAGTTCTGACTGGATTGAATCGTCGCCCGTGTCTCTGCTCCCCACGGTTCATAGGTCCTCTGAAAAGCTTTCCCAGCTTGGTCTGCAATTGCATTAGCCGTAAGAGGGACGCCAGTATTCATGGCGGCGTGATCTTTCATCACTTGCTGCTTGGCTTGCTCCCACATCTGTTGTTGAAAGGGAGACCCCGGCGTCGCATTGGTGTTTAATTTATCTAGGATCGCCTGCTGATCCCTTTTTTGAAATTCTGCCCGAGCATAGGCTTCCGTTTGTTTTTTAAAATCAAGTGCCCTATAGGTCTCCGGCTGGTTCTGCTTGAGATCCACCAGAAATTGCTGCTGCGGCGTGAGCTGCGGAGGAGGCATTTTTTACTGACCTTGAGCCGGAGGCAAGGAAGGCCAGCCGCCCGGAGGCTTGCTTAGGTCGAAATTGTTCTGAACCGGTTGCTGCTGCTGCTGTGGTTGCTGTGGCTGTTGGGGTTGTTGTCCCCCACCTCCGCCGCCGCCGGGAACTCCGCCTTGCTCATACATGAATTTCTGCTTGGCCATGTTCATCTGGTAATTCATATTCATGAAATTCTGTATTGTACCCCAAATAGCCTGCTTGGTTCCCAAAGGGCCTTTTTGGGCCGCTGAATAGAGGGCGCTACCAAATGGAATTGCTGCGCTATTTGGCCCCTGTCCAGGTTGGGTGTCAAAATAGCCCGATGCCTTGACAGCATCTAACTGCGCCCCGGCTTGCTGATCCTGGAGGTGCATCATCCCAACTTTTTGGAGAACATCGGTGATGCTCCCCATTGCGTTTTGAATCCCCTGGGCGGCGATCCTGGGGCCAACGGTTAAATCTGCGGTTCCTGCGGTGTAGGGCATAAATTTATTTCTCCAGTTCTAGAAAAGCCAACTCACATTTCCCGAGGCATTTTCGGGCGTCTCTGATGCAACGATCGAAATAGGCGGCCAGATCGTTTTCATGTATGGCCAAAGCTTTTGCTTTCTTCTCCTGGAGATTGAAGATCGTGTTCCCCAGGGAAGTGGAAAGGGTGTGCAACTCATCAATGGTCTCAAACATTTTGCCCGTAGTAATGAAGGCCTTTGTTGTTTTCACCGATTTCATAGTAAGGAGCTTTGGAAGCGATCGAACTGACCATCAAGCCGCCCAGCTTAGGGCAGGGAACGAAAGCTTCCGTTCGGCGGCGGTCCACACAGCGGACACAAGCAGGAATCCAATCGGGGTTGTTGGTCTTGTCGGGGAACTCCGCCCCGTCCGCACCGTAGCGGTCAGTTTGAAAAGGAACGGCGAAAGACTTGATGTACCCCCAGATGTCCTCGTCCGTCCAGTCCCGCAGAGGAAAGAAAACATCGGGAATTTTATTGATATCCCCCTTCACCACGTCACAACCTAGAACGCCTTCCTCGTCGGCGGATTTCTGCCCGATCAACAACAAATCCCAAGGGTAGATGATATCGCCGGACGGGCGCTGAAAAAAATCATGGGCCGCGCAAAGGTGATTCGATGGGAGCCACTTCACATCGTCGGGAAGCTCCTGGAGATTCTTGGGCATGTACATGATCCCGTTGGCTCCCAGGCGGTAGACATTCATGAAGGCCATCACATCCTTCCCGCCAAACTCCCGCCGCTGGAATCCCTGCTCTCGGGGATACCAGTCGAAGATCCGGAGATTCCATTCGCTGGCGATCTTCTGAACGAAATTGTACTTATAGGGAAACCAAGGGTCCCGAAAGGAAATCACGTCCAGCCTCATTCCCCGTTCTAGAAGGAGGTGGAGAAGGACCATACTGTCTTTACCGCCGGACCACATGACCGCGGGCCGCCGATAAGAGGGAAGTACCCTCCTAATTTTTTCCAACGTCTCTGAAATCTTATCCGTCATTAGTTAAGGCAGCCCGGCGGGAGGGCCGGAGATGAAAAGCTTGCATTCGTAGCCGACAACCGGAGTTGCGGCGAAAGCCTGGATCTGAATTTCATTAGAATTTCCCCGTACTCCGATCGGGTAGTACATTCCTTCCTCGACGTAAACCCAGCCTCCGGTCGAGCCGCGCCGTGCTAGAATAGCGGCGGGAGTACCGGCTACCGCGGAGGGAGCGACCGTCAAAACCACCTCGGTACAGGGGTGAGAGGCCAAGGCGACAAAGCCAGCCGTCGACGCCTGATTGTCAAAGACGCTGACCGCGGTTCGAAGATTTGCAACGTGTTGAATCATAATTTCCTTCTAGAAGATGGCTACCGCGGTGATCCCGGCTGCCGCGATACTCGCTCCCCCGGCGACCATTGCCCCGCTCTGAGCGCTTTGGCCCGCGGCGTTGGCGTTGTTCGCCGCGGCCTGGGCGTTGTACTGCGTGTTGTAGAAATCCTGCATGGTCTGAATCGCGGTCGGGCTGACCTGTTGAGAAGACATCGGAGCGGCCATCCCGGCTTGCATCGCCTGTGTCCCGTAGTTGTTCATCCCGGTCAAATACGAATTCTGCATACTTGAAATCGGGCTTTGCATCAGGGAAGCCAGGGAGAAAAGATTCGAGTTAGCCTGATTCTGCAACTGTCCGGCCTGCCCAAAAATACTTCCTTGAGCCCCGGCGATGCTCCCGGCAAAACTGAGATCGCCTGCCGAGGCATTGAAGGCATTCGTTGAAGCCCCCGACGCGGCAACCGCTGCCGCCGAATTCTGGGTGTTCTCACCCTGAACGTTGGTGGCGTTAGCCTGATACTGCATCAACCTAGCATTCTGAGCCTGTTCTAGATTTAAAGCTTGGTCGGCGATGTTCGCACTGGAGCCCCCCAAACCGCTGGAGGAGAACTGCCCGGCGGTCTGCTGCTGGATGGTGCTCATCTCCTGGTTGGAAAGCCGCCCGTTGGTTGCCAGCTCTTGCTGGGCTTGTAAATTCTGCTGCTGGAGAAGAGGAGAACCTTGTTGAAGACCCTGGGCGTATCCCTGGAGTTGCTGACCGGCCTTCGCTTGCACTCGGGAAAGATCCTCTAACCCGCCTATCATGGGAGTCATCGAATTCCCGGCGTTCATCAAAGAGGTCAAACTCTGAGCTTGCGGAACATTAACCGTTTGGGCGGGCGTCGATTGTTGCCCCGGCTGAATTGGAAGGCTCCCTTGGGCTTGCTGCGATTTGTAGGCCGCATCAACTTCGGTTACGTCACCGTGCGCGGTCCCCGCCGGGTTGACCCAAGTCTGGCCGGTCGATTCGTTATAGATCGTCCAACTGCCATCCGAATTACGCCAACTGGTGTTGCTCGGGTCATCCCACTTGGCCGATAAGGACCCTTGGCCGGTGGCCGGGATACCTTGTCCACTACTCCCTCCGCCGCTGGAAACAGGGGCCATCCCCGGAGTAGCTTGAGGTCCGGTGGCCGCCGGGGCCGCGGAGCTAGAAGCCGCGGCTGAAGAAGCTCCCGTAGAGGATTGCCAGGATTTATAGGCAGCTAACGATTGGGCAAAGGTAACAGGGTTGCCACTCGCATCTAAAGGAGTGCCAGCACCATTTGAAAAATAAGAAGGGCTTGCATTTCCAGTCTCGCCAGACAGCACTACCCCATTTTGCAACTTCGTACCTATTCCAAGACCCGTACCGGACGCAGATGAAGCTGAAGCTGAAGACGAAGCTGAAGACGCTGGGGCCGCCGCCTGTGGCTGACTGAATATGGAGCTGGGCATCGCCCCTCCTGCCCCCACATTGGTTCCTCCTATTTGAGCCCCTGGCATCGTATAACTGCCGCCCCCCGCCATCGCCATGCTCCCCTGCAAAGCTCCCATCAAGGCCGGGTTGTTGGCCATGTAGGTATTCATCAGGCCGGGAGTTTGTTGGGCCATGTACGAGTTGGCCGCGTTTTGCATCTGACCAGCTCCCAGGGCAGAGTTCGGAATGAGGCCCTGATTCATGAAACTTCCCCAGCCCGCCGCGGCCCCTTGCTGTGCTCCGCTGGTGATGCTGGCGTATTGAGGATCGGCGCTCTGATCCAGCGAAAGCATTCCCGGAGTAGCCTGCTGAATCCCCGAGGTCAAACTTTGGAATTGATCCCCCAAAGGAGTTGGAGTTGGTGCCGATGTTGATCCCCCTGACATTATTTTTTTAAGTCCCTCTCACCACCCGGTCTGTCTTATATACCCTAATTTGGCCTCCCCGTCGAATCCACGCGGTATACGGCAAGTAAAAGGGGGTCATTGCTAGAACCACCGAACGAGGCAACTTTGGGCCATACAGGAAGTGACAAAACCAGCAATTCCAGGCCATTCGATCGTAGACTTCACTGTCCATGTGCTCCCCATCCCAGAGCACCGGCTCCGCCAAAGCTAGAATCTCATTCTGATATGAGACAACTGAACCTTTTAACATGCACCGGATAAGAGCGTCCGTGAATTTGAGCCCTCGTTCGGCATACATTTTCTCGGCAACCGCAACCGCGTTGATCACAACTCGGCGTCTGCCGTCCAATGGCAGGCATAGATGTTCCCGACCACAAAAACCCCGGTGGCAGAGGTATTATAAATTTTTTTACTGGTTGCTCCTGCCACCACCAAGCCGCCGCCCACATTGGTTCCTGCCGTCAAATTAGTAACGTCCCCGAGAAATGCTCCATCATTCGTACAAATCAGCATAGTAGGGGTTATTGATCTCATCTCTACTCTGAAAGAATCTCCTCCATAAGCTGCCGCGGTACTGCTGGCGGTGAAGACAGAGTATCCCGTCGGTTGATTGGCGCTTAAAAAAGACCCGTAAGTATAGCTCTTCTGGAAGTACCTCCCGCACTCGCGGATTGCGGAGGAAAATGGCGAATAAAGGTAAGGAGTGCAAACCGGACCCGCCTCGTGCTGAAGCAAGGTGATATCGAGCGTACTGCCATTGACCGCGAAAAGGTTGGCTTGATTGGCGCTAGCCATGTAGTTCCCGGCCTGCCACGCTCCCAAGGCCGGAGCCATAAAGGTAGAGCCGCAAGCGCACATGATATCGATTTCGTAGGCAAAATCTGTGTCAGCCGTTCCCCAATGTGTCGCCGGGGTTGTTACAGGCATGGCGGGAATCGCCGGAAAGGTAAAACGATAAGGAGTGTTGATGACTCCGACCGGACATTCGTAAACGATCGAGTCCGCGGAAGTCGCGCTTCTGATCGCCACCGAGAAAACCCCGACGATCGAGGATTGGAGAACGATCGAAAGAGAAGAGGTTCCATCGAATAGAGCCCGGGCAAACTGGCGTTCTATCCGCTGGGAAATCCCAAAGAAATTCCCGGCGGCCATCGACGCTTGCAAGGTGGTCACCGTTACCCGGGTCGAATATTTGGTATGCGGGTATTGGTTAGCTATGGCGGGAAGTTCAATCGCTTGCTGGGCGACGGTGGCCACCCCAACGCCCATACTGACAACCCCTTGGAATCGATCCGAAACTTTAAACGCATTGCCCACAGCCGCAAAGGTGGTGTTCCTCTGCCAAATCTGCATGTCCCCATTCATGGTGGAGACCACGGAACCGGTCGGGCCGAATAGAATTCTAGCTTGCGGGGGAGAGAAGATGTCAGCAATCAAAGACGGGTCGCTTTGAAAGGCAGTCGAAACATTCCCGATCTGAAGGAACATCTGGGAGAAACGGAACTGAACCAAGCCACCGGCCAACGCGGTAAGAGAGGCGAGAGGGAAATCAATCTCCAATTGAAGACCGTTATTGATCAGGGCATTCGACAGAGTGACCGTCGCCGACATCTTGGTCCAAACCCCTTGGGAAACCGTTTGCAGGGCCGTAGTGGCGATGTTGGTCATCGGCCCGGAAAAAGCATCCTGAGTATTGGGCGAGATGAAATTAGCCGCCGGAGTGAAGGTGCCGGATTGCAGGTTTTTGATCCAAAACGAAATCGTAACCTGCTGACCTTCTAGAACCGCTGAGACATCGCTGGGAATCTGGGTAAAAAATCCCAAGGCGGTAAAGGACGCCGAGGTGGCGTCTATCTCCATCGAGTAGTAGCTCTGCTGGTTCGGAGTGTCCGTCGACGGTAAGACCGTCAAAGCTTTCCCCGCGCCCGTCGCCACGGCTTGCGCAGTCCAGCCGGACGCATTCTGGAGCTGCATCAACGAGGTGCCGTTCACCGAGTCAATCGTCAACCCGGTCAGATTCGTCCAGAGCGTCTTATTGAAATTCCCATTGGTGATGAAATTCAGCGTCGCCGGAGGGATGGAAAAGTTAGCCGTCGCCGAGGGTTGGGCGATCTGGCGGAGAATCGCGCAAGTGATCGGTGTTCCGTCCGGAGGCAGGTAGCCGGGAGTGATAGTGACTGTTGCTGCTGGCATAAACTAAACTATCCTCCCCAACTCTTTTCGCTGCGATCGACCGGGATGGTATCGAACATGATTGATTTGATCTGGAGTCCCCCTTGGACGTTGGAAATTATCAGAGAACAACTGTTGCTAACCCTCCGGACCCGGAACCGTTCTAGAATAGCCTGATCGGTTTCAAAAATCGACCCTCCGCCTCCATTATCGATGTAAAATCCCGAACCAAGATAAATTGAGTAATCCTGGCGAAACGGTTTATTCCAATCGAGGTTAACGTTGGTGTTCACCCAATCAGGCGTCCCGACGGTCAAATACTTGGTGTTATTCTTAGCCCGGCCAGAACAAAGCTGCTGGGTAGAAAACGCACTCTCGGGCGAGACGGTTATAGAATAGGTCGGCTGCCAGCCAGACATCCGGATCTCCGCGGTACGAAATCGGACCCGAGTATCCCCGGTGTTTAGAGCATACCCGCGAGACTGGAAAACGGTGGGAATCCAGAACTGACCAGAATTCAAACCGCCCGAGCCGGTAATGTCCTGCAAACCCTCCTCATAAAGAGTGATGATCCCGCGCATCTTGTCCACCAGACAGATTTTCTTTTCACCATTCATGGTGGTGAAGATCATATCATCGGCGTAAAAATTCGGATCTCCGAAGAAATCAACGCCTTCCCAGCGAGAGAACTGAATGTTGTAAACCAGGAGGCAATTGTTGCGGGTGCTAGAATCCAAGGGGACGGCGAAATAAGCGTACTCCCGGTGAGCGATCCCGACTACCCCTGACATCGCGTTCTTATTGATCCGGTCAAAGTACATCTGAATCGGCCAGCTCATCGGGATAGCGGCCTGCTGGGGCTGCCCTTCGAAGACCTGGGAAATCTGGTAGATCCCCGAGGTGTCCATGAAAAGGACCTCGGTTCCATAGCGGGCAATCGCTTTCTGAGCTACTAGTCCGATATGGTCGCTAACCTGCTGAAGTACAACATTGGGGTTGGGGGTTATGACTCCCAGGCTGGAGATACTAGCTATTGGCTGGTTGGCGTTTGTCAGGATGAAAATGGATTGGGATTTGAAGCAAATCACTGCGCCATTAACCCAATTAAGAATCCGCACTAGGGGGTCATCCTGACCGGAATTGATCCTCAGTTGATCTAGAACATCGAAAAAATCCGTGTAGCTGTTAATCAGGGAAATGACAATCTGATCCTTACCAACAGGAACAAAGAGCGTCGAGTAGACGTACTCCGCGTAAGTGGCATTCGGCATCGTCGAAAGAAAAGGATTCGATGGAGGAGGGATCGGGGAGAATTGAGAAGTGATGTCCCCATTCCAGAAAAGCGGAGCAATATCCGGTCCCTGAAATAAAAAGAGCTGGTTGAAAGCCTGGATAAACTGACAAGGCCCCTGAATGACTGCCCCACCAGCCAACGTGACCAGAAAAGGGGATTCGCCCGGAGTAGTCACCCAAACTCCCTGGGAGTTCCCTACGCAGACAAATTCAATAGAGTCAGCGTCATAGAAAACCCCGACTCCCAGAATGGTCCCATAGTTAATCGAATTAATCGCCGGAGGAGGAATCATTCCCAGCCGCGGGACCAGCGTCCCTTGAACCAGCCGGTAGTTCTCGGCCCGATGATACATCCCGGAGGCAAGCAGGCCAGGATCTACCGTCTTGGAATCCAGACCGGCAAACGACAGATCCCCGGTGAGCTGATTAAGCTCATTCGGCTCATAAGGACTGCCGGTATATCGTTGGACGGGCACACAATTAAACTAGCGTCTCAAGATCCGCATCTCGATTCAGCCAGCCTTTCAAAAATTTAGGCATTCTCTCACCTAGAACCTCGTAGAACTGATTAGCCTTGGCAATCACCGCCTTGGACAAAACAACTGGGTCGGCGGCCAGAATCGCGGCCTTAGTGATCGGACCTAGAACGCCATCGACCGTCAGACCCAAAGCTTGCTGGGCGAGTTTAATTGCCCGGCCTTTCCCGGCATTCACACAAAAATTAAACGCCACAATCGAGAATGGGTGCTTAAGGTAAGGGATCAAATCCTCTTCCCATTCCTTTTGGTAGATGGCTTTCGCCTGGGCTTCGGTAAGATTTCTGATATCCACGTTGGGATGTGATCTCTGATCGATCCCATACTTGGTCGCACCGCCGGGATCGTCCGGGTCCTTCTCATAAGAGGTCCCCTCCCATTCTAGAAGGAACTGAAACGCTTCGTCAAAATCAGTCATTTAACAGGAACAGCCAGGACTGGAACACTCACGGGAGCCACCACCACCGGGACCAGCGTAGAAGCACCACTCGCCGTGGTCACCGGGACCGCGGTATTGGCGGCCACCGGCTCACTCGCGGGAACAAGCAAAGTCGGCGTAGAAACAACAGCCGTAGGAACTACTTTGGCCGGGACAGTAAAGCCGGGCTCGGACACCGAAACCGTTGCCCCAAAAAATCCTCCGCTGAGAGTCACTGGAGGAATGTACTGACCGGCACAGCCGCAAAAGCTAAATGCAAAAAGAAGAAATAGAATTTTCATTTTGTTACCACTGGTTTTGCCATCTCGACCGGAGCGGCGACGGAAGGGTGAGGTTCTAGAACAGTGACCGGAACCACTGGTTGGGCTACCAGAGTCGGAGTAGGGGAATTGCTAACCCCATCTTGCTTCGCCACGTAAAGTCCGAAACTTGCGAGAACAGCGAAGACTGCGCCGGAGATCGCCGTCGCCTGATCCGTGTTCATCCCGGCAAAGCTAGTCAAGATGAAATATAAACTAGTCGGTCCAAGCAGTGAAAGAATCGCCGCTACTTTCGGCTTCCATGATGCGCCTAGAATGTTCATTTATCTAAATCCCTCTGATCAGCTTTCCCCTCATCCCGGCTCTTCTGTTTTTCTAGAGCCAAAATCTCAGCTACTTTTTCCTTGTATTCCTTAAGCTGGTTATTCACCAAAACGTGAACTTCCTGAATTTTCTTCGAATTATTTATCGAAGTTATGAGACCTAACACTCCAACAATAATCGCCCCAATGGTTCCAAAAACAGTGACCCAAAGAGCCTGCGGAGGCACAGCCGTAAAAGACACGTCCTTAGCCCCGTCAAAAACTTGACTGACGGCAGTCATTACCAATTCGGGCATTGATCCCATCTCGCAGCTCCTACGACGTTAAAGCGTTGAACTAATCCTTGCTGAGTCACGATCTTATCGAAGGCCATCCCCAGCGTTTCGTCGGCGTGCTTGAGTTCTAGCTCCGCCCGGTCGATCTGGCCGTCCGAGATCAACCAATCGGAGTAAGCCGCCATTTTCACGTACTCAGAAATCTCGTAGGGAAAGGGAAGAAGAAGCCAGTTAGTGGCGTTGGTGAACGTCGATCCTGGGGCATTGACCAGGGCTTGGTAGCTCTGGCCGGTCACCGGATCGTAAATGATATTCCCGATCACCACTGAAGGGATGTCAGTGTAGAGGATTTTTCCGAAGCCAGGGTACTGAAGACGGTAAACCAGCCAGACGTTTGAGGGACCGGCGAACTCCGGCAGTTCAACACCTCGGCTTGAAAGAGTCCAGGTAACTGGCCGGGGACTGGCAGTCTGATAAGGATCATCAAAGTAAACCCCAAAAACCTGATCGAAAGACAAAAAACCGATTTGAGAGATGTTGATGTAGATCCCCTTGTCGATCGGAACCGGAAGCCCCGGCGGCCAACCGGGCGGGACGTAGGGGTTGTTGTTCGCGAGACCTTGCCAGTATCCATAATCAGGAGGAACCAGGGGGCAGACCGACCACCACGCGGAAGTGTAGGGAGCAACAATCGGAATGGCGTGCCCGACGTTTCCGTTCTGAAGAGAAATGTAGTACTGGAAGGTGGTTACCGAGTCGTAGACGGTGGCCCCGATGGCGTAGGTCGTAGCGATGTTGAAAGCATTTCGAAAAGCCCGACTTTCGGATACGGTTAAATCAGGCCAATCGAATCGTTCCCAGGCGAGCCTCGCCCGCATGTCGATGAAATCTAGAAGGGTGTAGAGATCGGAGTTCTGGAAGTTGGCCAGCGGCCCAATCGGCATCTGCCCACACTTGTGAGCCACGTAGTTGACAACATCGGAGTGCGGGACGGTTCTCATAAACGGCAAACAAAATAAAAGGCCGCTCCCCACCAAAACGCATATAAAGCTACCATCAAAATTCTCATTGCCGGGTCACCATCGTTTTTCTAGAAACCGACTTAACCCGGACCTCGGGGTTGTCCCGGATGTACTCCCGGAGGAAAGCTTTGTCCTGCCAACAGCCATACCCTTTCCTCGCTATCCAGTAAAAGTAAGCATCCATAGGGATGCGGGCAACACAGGCACCTAGCCCATTGATATGGAAATGGGTTTTTGAATTCAGCCCACGGGCAAGCTTCTTCGCCTCTGACAAAGCCACAATCTGCTGTACTTCCCATTTCTTTGCATACCGGCGGCGAAGGGCGGCCTCCACCCCAGGCGAGAGGTTAAGATCCGTCCACACCGAACCGTTTACGCCGATCTCCATTTCTAACGTGATAGATGACCTAAGCTGATTCCTCCGCCGCCACCAAAAAGCCAAAGCACCAAAGCAATGATCAGAATAATCCAAATGATCATCATTGGGTCAAAAGAAGGTCCGGCGTACCCGACTGGCCGGTTATACCATCTTCCGCTTCCGTAGAACCCTCCTCCACAGAAAAGCAGAATCAGAACTACGATCAGAATTATTGACATAATGTGCTCCCTGAAGAGGAAAGCCGGTATGAGACGCCCGGCCTCCTCCTCCCCAAATTAGAAGGTAATCTTCACGTGACCCAATGGGTTATTAACCTGCAAACCAAAGATCGCATCGACGATTCCGCGAGGTCCACCGCCGAGGTCGGGCAATGGGACAAACCGCGGTCTGCGGTTGAACCGCAAAGCCAGCTTGTCCATATCGAGGAAGTACCCCCGGTACAGATCGGGAGTCCCGATCGGATAGTTCGCTGGGTAGCCGTTGAACAGAGTCGGATGCAAAGTCACCCGGCCAAAATCACCATGATACACGTCGATGCTCGCCTTGATCTCCCCTTCATCGGCGGCAATCCGGCGAACCGGCAACACGGTCGAGGATTGAGGTTGGAACAAGCTGAACGAGGTGAAAGCCATTTTGAGGTTGGCGCTGATCAAGCCCGCGAATTCCCCCTGCCTGCCCGTCTGGGCGAAGACACTGGCAAACAGCGTTTGCACTTGAGCCTCAGTCAATGGAGAGCTACTAACCCCCTGCAAGATCGAAGCGGTCGGAGCAATGTAGAGAGTAGGGATCGGAAGAACCGTATCGTTTGCCGTAGTGCTCGCGCCCGTGGTCGCCCCGGCGATCGTCACCGTCGCGTTGTTGATCCAAAGGCCCAAGCCGCGGGACAGATAAGGAACCGATCCCGTCTGGAGCTGCATTGGTTGGTCAGAACAGGTCGTGGCTTCAATGTCACGCTTCAGCTCTTCAATAGCTTTCGCGACACAGTTCGCCATTTCCTCTTCCTTGCCGACACCAGCCACATCACTGACGTTCTCCGCGAAGTCAGACACAGCCGGGACACGCCACATTTTCTGAACATAAGCGCCCACCCTTGCACGGTTCGCTACCTCGTTCTCCCAGTTGGCGGCAGTAGCATCAATGCCATCTAGAACGCCTCCCATGTTCGGAGTCAGGTAATTGTCCATCTGCCACTCAAAATGAGTATTGGTGGCCGCGCCGGATTTAGGAACCATCGTCGTAAACGGGGTCTCCTTCATGTCGGCGATCGCAATCAGGTCGGAAAGGTCTTCCCTTTTCCCAACCTGATTTAATTCTAGAAGCATTGCCATAATTTTATACTATTCCCCCTGATCGAAGGAGAGCGGCCAGATTTTTGGTCCCTCCTCTTTCGATATATTTCTGAGCACCCTCGGAAACTGCTTTTTGCGAACCGTTCACCTTACCGACCGCCGCTGACGCTGGAGCATTAATGGCGGGCGACTTCGCCGCCTTGATCTGGGCTTTGATGGCAGGAGCCTTCAATGACGCATCCAGGGCTACCTTTTGAGCCGCCCGGGTCTTGCGCCCCACATAGGCGTCTGCTAGAATCTCCGGCCAATCCGAATACTTGGTCAGTTGTGGAAGAGCTTTCACGCTGTTGACCACGAACGTATTCAACTCCGTCCCCGGCTTATAGAAATCCGGAAACTCTTTGGATATGTTCTGAACAACTTGAGCGTGGTTAGCGATGAACTGCCGCCGCTCGGGAATCCCTCTTCTCAACAGCTTCGCCGCATCTGACTGCCAAGACCTAGCCTTGGTCTCATCGACGAATTCGGTTTTGCCGTCTGCGAGCTGCATGTGGCCGCCCTGCGGGTTGTTAATGCACCACTCTTCCAACTTTTCTAGCTGCGCCTGGGTGGAATCCAAATCCTCCACGTTATAAATCCCAGCCAACGGGTTTTGAGGATCTTCGACACGAACGGGTGGTTGAGCCCCTTGCGTTTCCAACTGTTTCTTCAGTGTCGTTAAATCCGCCTCCGCCCGCTCCGCCCGCTCTCGGGCCTCGTGCTTCTGCGCGGTCAACTGATCGATTCGCTTCTGGATGTTCTCCGGGTAGTTTTGGGTTTCCTCTACCGCCGCCGGTTCGGCTTCCGGCTCCGCGCCTAATGACGCTAAAGCCTCCGCCTGACCAGATTCAACCGTTTCCGTTGGAGTTCCTTCCGCTGCCACTTCAGCAACTTCGGGTTGTGCTACTTCAACTCCATTTGTTTCCGGTTGAATTTCCGCAGCGGGAGTCACAGTCGTTCTAGATTCCCCGAACATGCCTTTAATAAGGCCGCCCTGGTGAATCAATGAAGACAAGCGCCCCTCACTAACTGACCCATCAATATTCAAATCAACTGCCATGAGTTTGCCTCAAGAAATGCCAGCATTTTGGGGAAATGCAGAAAACCATTTTGTCAACCTGATGTTTACGCCATGTCCCGTCAAATCTCAACAAGGATCTCCGGTTCAGCCTGTTGAGTCCTGGCAACCCGTAAATTGTGCAACTTTTCTAGAATGGTGCGGGACCACCAGAGGCCGCCCGCCAAATGTTTCAACTGGAGAGGTTCAAGGGTTGGTTGGTCAATCAAAGACCCGATCTCCTCAATATTGGTCTGAATCACTTGAATGATCGCCTGATATTGCTCCGGGCTCAGTTCGGACATCCGGTTGGACAACTCCTCCTGATCCATCACCCGACCGAAACGGATGGTAATTTTTTCTTCGCTCATGTGTTTGGGTAGCGCCATTTATGGCCGCGCACGGACATTCGCCACTGTGGCCCCGAGGGAACAGTCCCCGTCAACCTTGGGTTAACAAACCCCGTCGAGACGGCAAAGCCAATGATCGGGCCTGGGTCCAAAAAAGCCCCGCCTGAAAACCTCGGATTGACGAAACCTGTCGAAAAGGCCGCGCCCGAAAGCTGAATCCGAAATCTGGGTTTGACCAATCCGGTGGAGAGGGATGTCCCAGACACCGGAGTACGAAAACGAATTTGGAGGACCGCAGTTCCGTGGGCGCTTCCAGTCAGTTGCACCCGGAATCGGACCTGGGCCGCACCCGTACTAGAACTCTGGGCGGCAACCGGCGGGCGAAACCGAATTTGAACCGCGCCCGTCCCCGCCGCAGCTCCGGCAGTAGGTGGCCGGAGCCGGACATGTACCGACCCGGTTCCGATCGACGTTCCAAAGGCAGTTTGCTCACCGGTTCTCGGATGAACGAATCCCGTGCTAGAAGCCAAGCCCGTAACCGGAACCCGAAACCTGGATTGAACGGCTCCCGTACCCGTACCCGCCCCCGTCGTTGGGGGCCGGAACCGAGGTTTGATCGCACCCGTGCCAGAGCCAGCTCCCGTCGTTGGGGGCCGGAACCGAGGTTTGATTGCACCCGTCCCAGTAGACTTCCCGGTCGTAGGCTCCCAAAAATTACTCGACGACCCAATTTTGAGCGCGGCAATAGCACCAGTCCATCCTAGCACGCCACTTTGAACATCCGTCCCCGTTATGGACCCCGCCGCAGCTTGGATGATGAACCCGGTTATCAGTCCATTCGCACCCGTATTAAGCTCGGTCCACCCGGTTTCAACCGCACCCGTACCAGACCCATCAACATTGAACGCCTTGAATACCAAATCGCCCGCCGCGGTCGTGGTGATCGCCCCGGAACTTAAAGCCGTGCTTACGCCAACCCCGCTATTGGTGCCGTCGCCTGTGATCGTTGTCGGGCCGCCGGACACTTCATAAAGATGAAGAACCGTTGAGCCTGGGGCTCCACTAAGGGTGACCGTTATCTTTGGAAGGGTCCCTCCTGTGATATTTGCGGCGGCCCAGATACTGACTGGAATCCCGTTGCCACCCCCGGTATTTTCTACCAATTTGGTGAACGTCGCCGCCCCGGTCGAAATCGCGATTGAAGAAACCGTGACCGTCGCACTCGCCATGCAGATAACGACGAGAATATTACCGGAAACCGTGTTCCCGGTATAAGAAAGAGCTGCGGTACTCCCTACAACCGTGGCGAGGCCATCGACAGATTGAGGTACGGCCCAAGCCATTCTAGATCACCCTCTATAGAAGCGTAAAAATAATATCTACCGCGGCAAGAAAATTAACTACGATCGTCAGGCCAACGCCGCCAGGGGACGCGATGTCCATAAACCAAGTCATATTTCCCACGGTAAGAGCATCAAAGAAACATACGCTCCCAAGAGTCTGGGCATTCGTCGCAACGCCGGGGAAAGCAATCGCATTGGTATTGTTCATCACCGTCCCGGTGGCTGCCCAGGCAACCACGGTCCAACCAATGCCTGCCGCGCCCATCGCCTGCCGGGCGTAAGTGGTATCGGAGGAAACCAGCCATTCAACGCCAGTAGCGATCGCTTTGGTGGCTACAGTGCAATTGCCCGTCGCAAGACCAACCCAATTCGACCCACCCCCGGCATCCTGAAATTTACCAGCCGCCAACGCGATGAACGTTTTGATCATCGCTGTGTCGGCATAAGCCGAAAACCCGTTCCCTGCCGCCATGTCTTATTCTTTCCTTACGCTTGTTCCATCCGAAAGTTGCTGGGTTTCGCGCAAACGGCGTTCGTTCTCGTGGAAATCCCCACCGTAGACAATCTGTTCCTCGCCCGTCGCCGGGTCGGTGAGGCGGATTCGACATCCCGCACTAGAACGAGTTTTCCCACTAGCTAGAGGAGGTGGAGGAGGTTCATATCCCATTTCAATGTCACTCATACCTTGATGATCCCTGGAACTTTGTCTTCCGTTTCGTACTGTTTGATAAACTCCATCATCCCAGCCGCGAGGTTCCTCGCAAGATAGGTGGTCACCAACCCTTGCCGAGTCTGACGGACGATTCGAAGATGGTTTGGTTCCTCGTAAAACTCCATCACGGGCTTCGACCGATCTATAACAGGCTTCCCGATTCTAGAAGGCATCATAGCATTTAATCCTGGGTTCCGCCAACCTGACCCTGAGTAGTCGCCGCGGCTTGGCCGGGAGCTTGCGCCACACCAAGTTTACCGGTGGTAGCGTTCTGGGCCTGCTTGATTTGGAACTGGAGAAATTTGACCCGCTTCTCGAAGCCAGCTTTGATTTCTGGATCGGTTTGAACCTTCATACTGATCTCAGGGGATGACTGAATCAATTGCTGCAAGGTATCCAACCGGAGCTTGTAATTCTGGCCCTTTTGCACCATCGGCGGCGGAACGCAGTTGAGAATAGAAACCAGATTCTTGCCCTCATCATTGATCTCATCCTGGGAGGCCTGGGCATCAGATTTGCAGAGCCGGGTCGCCAATTTTGGGTCAATCGCCTCCATCGTCACGCGAGTAAGGGCGTTGCGGTCAATCACCCCGCCGGAGTCGATTGCCAACACTTTATCAACCAGATCCAGCTTTTGGGAAAGAAATTCCATGTCCAAATCGCGGGTATCAAATTCGATGGTCAAATCCCACTCCCCACGGATATCTTCAGCGCTGACCTTGAACTGGATGCCCGCTTGAGTCGCGATATGCATCACATCCTCGTCCGAGAGGTATTGCTGGCAGAGCTGGCCGATCTGGGTAAAAATCTCTTTCCACTCGTTTAACCACGCGTCGACAAGGCGTTGACTTTTTTGGACTACTTTATTGGGATCAACTCCCTCGACTCGCTTACCAAAATATTGGTTAGCGTCCATCGTAGTGGCTTGCTCGATATTAATGGTGGTTTCTCCCATCGGAGGGAGACCAAGCCACTGAAGCTCTCCCGGCTGCATAACACCGACTTGAACGCCTGGGCCGAGGGTATACTGAGTCTTACCGCGCATGAGCGGGTAAGTGAGAGGAGGAAGCACATCAATTGTGGTTCGGTCAATTCTATAATCACGTTGGGTCTTTATTTCGAACTGATTAGTAGAAAGTAGGTCAGTGACTCCGCGAGACGCGATAATAAATCGATCAACACGCTCGCGCACATGATCCACAACAGGAATCTTTCCGTGCTTGAAAGGGTTGGTCTCGATCTTACCAAACTCTCTTTCAGAAGGGTGAAAGATAACTCGCTGGGTCTTTTGAACTCCGTCCTCGTATCCTCTGATCCAGACATAGAAAACCTCCGTGACGTTCTTCATGTCGTCCATCCAGGTATACTGGCGGCCAATCATGGCGCGGGAAGTCCAGTATGCTAGAACGGACCAAAGAACCGAGTGCCCTATCCGTTTACGGCATCCGGCGGTGAACTTTTCGTCCCACTCTTCCAATTTTGCGCGATCTTCCAATTCACTAGGCGAAAGTAGAACCCGTTGCGCCATCCACTGAGCGGTCCCGCTGGTATCCGTATTAATATTGAAGAAAAGATCGAGACCAACCTTAAGAGCATAGAGTTTGGGGCGGTTCTCTTTGAGGTACTTGTGGTCATACTCGTGGACTCCATCTTTCAGAAGATCCTTGATGCACTTCTCGTCGTCCGGGATATCGGGGATATACTTCCGCAAGACCGCGGAGGCCGTTTCTAGAAGCGTGTCTGATAATTCCGCAGTGCCCTCCAATACCGGGGTAAGTAAAGAAAGAACCGCAGCAATGTTTGGATCACGCTGAGAGAGTGCAACGATCTCTTGTAGAGTAATGGTTCGTTGCTCTGTGCCGGTCTCCTGTAGCCATTGAATAGTGGTTCCTGAGTATCCATAGTGCTGTCTCCATTGCGCGGCGTGCTCGGCCTCGATAAACAGCTCCCGGTTCATCTTGTTCCGGCGGAAGTAATCCAACACCGCTTCCATGACCTTGGCCTTCTGGATATTGGCCGGATCGGTCGAGAGAATGCATGAAATCTTGGCCGTTTTGATGACGGCCAGCATTATGTCAATGTCATCCTGGATGAACATGTCAGCCAGCCGGATTCGACAATCGGCGGCTCCTTCCCAGGGAAAAGGCTGCTTTCCGATCCGTTCTTTGTGTTTTCTGCCGTCTTCGGCCTGACCAGCCCAAGAGGCGAAACGAACGTCATCCAAAGAGGTGAACCGATCCGTATACCGGGTAAAGGCCGCAAGGCTATCGCCGAACTGGCGATGAAACTCGGTGTGGAGTTCCTTATCGGTCTTTGGCTCGACAAAGCCTGACTCCGCCTGGACATCTTCAGCCAATCTTCCCCTCTCGGATCAATGCATCGACGGGCTCTGGAGGCTGACGGCCATTGGAGCGGAAACCGCGGAGAGGTCCGGGGCCTACTAAGCCTGTAGCAGGAGGCCCCATCCGAACAGGAGGACAGTTATACTCCTCCGGTTTCCCTCCCAACTTCGCCCACAATTCTTTCGCCTTCGCCAGCTTACCCTCCAAACTCGTAATCTCTGCCGTCAAAGCTTCTAGAAGGCGGTCCCGTTTGGCCAGGGCTGCCTTGACCTTGGCCTCCAACCGTTCGGCGGCGGAGGCCTTAACCTTTCCCAACTCCTCCAAATTTTAGGAAGGAGAAGGGCCAGCCACCGGAGCTACTGTTTGACCAGGAAGCGGGCCGGATGGAACCACCGGAGGAAGCGCAGCATTGGCCGCATCGATCGCAGCTTGGGCAGACGGAACCAGGGCGGCGGCACTAGCATCAGCCGACTGCAAAGCAGCCAAAGAAGCTTGAGCATCAGCCAGGGCAACGGCATTACCGGGAGCGGCAATCACCAGGGCAACAAATTTATTGAGCAAATCGATCAGGGCTTGGATTACTGCGGGAGGCATAATATTTTGTCTTTCAATATCAAGGCGCTGTTGTTCAATATCGACGAATCGCACCAAACTTTCGGCGATACTTGCCACACTCGTAGCAATGCTTTCCAAACTATCTTCCGTAAAGGCACGCTGTTTTCCCATGTTTGGAGTCCACCACATCTAGGTACTTAAAAATGTAGGGTAAATAGGTGTTATCGATCTGATCCCATCCGTCGATGACGTGCCGTAAGGTTACCTTTGATACCCTCCCAAAAGATCCTTCCACCCAGCGGGTTTCCTCGATGTGGTGACTCCCATACCGAAACGTCCTTTTGAACGTCCTGACAGTGGGCGTACCCCCATCCTGGACGGGACCAACCATTGGAAAAAATCACTTGTGCTTTTTGTGGGCCTTGGGAGATGGAAACTCTTCATCTCCATCCTCCGGAGGATCTTCAACTACGGGCGACGTGACGGGATGGAGCCTATCCTCCAGAATCTTCACCCGGCGCTCCAGATCCGCGAAGTCGTGCTTCTCCCGCTCTGGCAGGCTGTCGTATTCTAAAAGCTTGGCATCGACGATTTTCAAATGATCGTCGAAAGCCAACTTGATCACATCCAAGTCTTCCTGGGTTGGTATGGTGGCTGGCATAAATTAGAGGGATTCCGTTTCAGTTCATCGACAACAGAGACGCGCCGGTCAGGGAAAGGGTTCCCGACCCGAAGGCTACCGCCCAAAAATCAACGTAAGTGATCACACTGGCTACCCCGACCGCGCCTTTGATGATCGTCATTCCCGTCTGCATCGGGTTGGCAAAAGCCGAGGTAAGGTTAACGACCGAAACCGGCGTGCCGTAGTAAGGGAAAACCCCGGGACCCGTCTGGAATGCCGCTAGATAAAACTCAGCAGTCGCCGCGATATTATCGACCACGATCAGGGAATCATACCAAGAGCCAGCTACCAGGGTCACCCCGGAAGCAACTGAGCTAGAACCAGCCCCGGCAACGACGGCGCTAGGGACAGTGGCACTGATCGCCGTGTCATACTGGAAATAAGCGCCGGAGGCAGGGGCCGTGCCTGCAATAGCCGATGGAAAGAAGCCCCAGAAGAGCTGTCCGGTGTTACCGGCGGTAAACAGAGTGGTCGGGCGGAAAACGGTACGAAAGGCATACTTGCCCGAGGTGGCGCTAAAATCCAGGAGCCCAGGAAAGCCTAAAGAAGCGAGTGCGCCTGAAGCCGTACCACTGGTAAGCGACCAGCATCCTGGATGGCCTGCGAAATTAACCGCGCTTAACGCCGAAGCTGCACCAGTTCCCGAGGCAGTGCCTCGTCCTGTAATTGCACCCAATCCAGTGACAAAGTGGTCTTCCTCAAACCACGATAATCCGGTTGGCCAACTCGTATAAAGATTTACTGAAAGAGACGAAGGCATGACTGCGAGTCTACTCTCCGTTCACGTGAAAGCAACAAACGGTTGACAACGAGTCAATAATACCCTCCCTCAGAGCAAACCGGCTCTCCTTCATCGATGTAAAAGCAATTGGAGAGCGCCATATAGCGCAAGCAATCGATCGGGTCTTTACAAGCCCCGGTTTTGCCATCCTCGCCCGTCCATTCCTTAAGGGAGTAGATGGTGTTGGTGCAATTCTCGCTGACGTAGAGGTTAGGGACGTTGGTGTAGTCATCCGGAGCGGCCTCGCGGTTATAGAACAGAAGGGAGTTGATCAGGTCGACGCCTTCCTCGATTTCCTTCCCCGCGGCGGTCAGAAAGAACATCCCGGCCTTGGCACACTCCTCTATGAGGGAGGTTTGGTGTTCTCGGGTTTGAAGGGGGGCGTTGGCATAGCGGGAATCCATGAGACGATTAACAATCGGCTCCCCATCCTCAACACGAAGGATTTCTTTGATATAAGCGTCCACACCAAACCCCAAGGCTTCTTGAGCTTGCCCCTTATGTCCATCCGGACGACGCCCATCAGGTTCGGCCCAGGGTCCTGGAGTTCCGAATCCAGGGATGGGGATAAATTCACTCGGCCACTCTCGGTAGACATATTTTCGTCCTAGAACATCGACAGCCACCCAAATCATGAACCAGTTTCGTCCGGGACAAGGGTCAATGTAGAGCCATCTTGAAACTTTATCTTTTGGGATTCGATCAGGTTGTAAAACGTGAACAGATTCGTTGAAAAGCGGGAAGCGAGCAGTTCTGGCTTTAGTAGGTTCGCCATAAGCTCGGCAGAGGATATCTGACCGGCTCGCTCCGTCGAGCGTTCGCATGAGATTTTCATACGGGAAGTACAAGTTGTTTTTGGAGACGAAATTGACGATTCTAGCTTTCTTATAGACGGGTTTCCGGACCAAAGGGAGCTTTTCACCCTTCAGGAGTTCGGCGCGGTGGGTTTCGACCGTTTTTGCTCCCTGGAGGTACATTTTGACCGTCGCTGAGTAGCCCTCAACCGGTGTAAACGTGATGACAAGCTTTCCGTGCTTGTCCATGAGCCGGTAACGCAGTGTTTCGATCCAATCCGACGGCACCAGCTCATCACACCACGCATAGTCGATCATTCCTCCTTCTATAACGTCCCGATCCTGCTCGTAATTCTTGAACCAGCACTGGGAACCGTTCGGAAGGACGAAAGTCTGCTCGGTGAAGCCGTTTTTCTGGCTGTAGTGAACGTTGTGGACCTTCGATTGATGGTTATAGCGCCATTCCTTCGGGAAAAACTGCCAAATCAACGGCTGCTGCATCGATCGGCTGTTTTCCCGGTTGGTATGGAAACACCAGACCATAGAATTCGGCGTTTCGACGAGAACACGCATGGCTTTCCATGCCGCATAGGTGGATTTGGAGGATCTGTTGCCCCCGAGGACGAGAAGTTCGTCTACGCCCGGCTGATTGATCTGGCTTTCGGCGAGTTTCCATGATTCTAGAACGTAAACCCCACGGTACGGATCATCTTTTTCCAGCCGAATCTGATCTTCACGATGTTTTAGAAACTGAAAAACCTCCTGATCGTTGGCTTTCAGCCGCTCGATGACCCAATCCAGATCCCGGATCTTATAAACGGGATGAATTGGAGTGAAATTTTCTAGGGAGACCACCCCTTGTTAATCCGCAGTTGGCGGATTGGCAACGACCCAAGTCCGCAAGGTGGCTTGACTAGGTTTAGTGGCTTCCTCGGCGGTAAGTTTCGCATTCCAGGCGTTGAAAGTCGGCGAGGGAGTGGGCGCGGGAGTCGGGGTCGAAGAGGCTCCAGCATTCAAGGTCGCGTAGAAACTCCATTGTGACCCATCTCCAAACTGCCCCGCGGTCGGGAAAGCGGGAGGCATGGCGCTAAAGGTATAGGCGACGATTCTATTCCCCGGCGGGACAGCCTGCTTGACAAACCCAAGCGTGTTAGAGCTGGGCAGATAGGCCAGCCAGTAAGTCCCGGCCTGGAGAAGGAGAGGGGCCGAGACGTTCACGGTATTCCAGCCAATAACAGGAGTAAAGGCAGGCGTTGAAGCTAAAAGCTGTGCCGGAGTGGTCGCCGAACCTGAGTAAATTCCCAAACGCAGTTGCCCGCTGGCTATGGTGACATAAAAAGAGAGAGATTGAATCGTGGCGGCCTGACTCAAAACACACTCACTGGCCAACAACAAGTTCGCGTTCGAGTTATCGGGGGTGGTGAAAACCGCCGAATTTCCAATCAGGATAGCTCCCGGCGTCGGGCTTGGCGTTGGCGTTGGAGTTGGAGTTGGAACAGGGGTTGGAGTCGGCGTAGGGACGGGGCTTGGAGTCGGCGTAGGACTTGGGCTCGGTACAGGAGTGGGCGTCGGGCTAGGAGTTGGGGTAGCAGTGGGAGTAGGACTTGGCGGAGTAGGAGTTGGCGTGGGGATAGCGGCAGAGACTTCATTGGAGTTGGGGCTTTCCACATTGGAAGCATTATAGGCGCGGAGGGCGAAGAAGTAGGTAATCCCAGGGGAAAGCCCGGCGGAGACCGTAGCCGTGGAACTGGCAAGGCCGGGTACGTTCAAAACCTGAGTGTACTGGCCGCTGGAGGTGCCATAATGCAAGTTGTACCCGATGACGGCGGGGTCAGTTTCGGCAGTCCAAGCCAAGCTGACGCTTTGAGGTTTAACCGGAACAACAAAGGCAAAAATTAAGACAAAGAGAAGTTTCAATCCTCATCCCCCTCCCGCCGGGCTATAGCGGCATTGACCCACATGACTGCTTCCTCCAGTTTTCCAATCGCCAAACTCTGTTCACGAGACGGAGGAGATATGCTGGAGATGAGGCGAGCAAACGCATTTGCCGCATTTCTAATCGCCTCATACTTCTCAGGCTGGCCGGATCGCGGGGGATGGTAGGTGAAACGGAGATCGATCTCATCGGATTCTAGAAAATAGGGAGAATTCATGGATTATCGAGGGTGAAGGCGATCCGGACGCAGCACTCCAGCAGCTTGGCCTGAGTGTTGGCGGGAGTGTAGAGGGTAGCGGCGGCGGCCCAAAAGACGGAGCCTCCTGGAGGAACCTTGTAGTAATCCGCCGGAGACTCCCATTTAAGGGTGCAATCATCAGCTAACGTCGTGTTCTCGTTGAGAATCTGAGTCGCGCCTCCAGGCCAGACCGGATCATCGGTCCAGACATTGACGCTGAAATCGTGACCGCCGATGCCGCCTTGCACTCCCATCAGGACCCAGCACCGCTTGATGAAAATATCGTGCCCAGTCGCATTGACCCAGGACAACTGGCCAGTGTTGTACTGCCAGGACTGGTTGGGACCAGCAGTGCCTTTAACGTCTCCAACTACCGCGGTATGGAGCTGGCCGGGCATCAGTACCGCCCGCGAAAACGTGGTAGTGGCCCGTTCAGATACCAGACGGGAGCGGTCCCAGGAGCAGTATCGCGGAAGGCGCGGACAACCATCCCGCGGACGAAATTGGATGGGTCGCGGACGAAAACGCTGATCCGGTCGTGACGGCCTTGGATGCCAATGAAGATGAGACGGGGATTGGAGACTCCAGTACCGAGGAAGACACCTTCAACATACTCGCGGCCTGGATATTCGGGAGGAGGAGGGGATTGGGGCTCATTGTAGGGCTTTCCGGAGAGAGTGAGACCGGGAAGGCTAGCCTCCGGGGCCACCGCGGAAGGAGGCTTGGGCTTATTCTGAGAGGCGAGCAGGCGGGACTGCCATTGCTTCCAATTCTCGTTCCGGTCCCGCTTCATGGTTCCAGTCGCCATTACCAGGAGGATACGGGAAGGTGACAAGAAGTCAACGGGCGGTACAGTGGCCGGAATGGGCAGAGATCAGGAAGCCAGAAAGAATCGGGAAGAGATGACGGCCAAGCGCATTAACATGCTCGGATGGAGATTCTTCCAGCCTTGGACGAGGACAGAGCTGACATTCGCCCAGTCGAAGTACGAGAGGAAGATCCGGTTTTGGAAGGAGAGGACGTTGTGAAAATTTTGTTTACACGTCAACCGGTGAGGGGTGGTCACCACCCCAGAATCGGGACACCCCCTCCCCCCTCTTTTACGCACGTTTTTACGTTTTTAGCAGATTAGCAATCTGCTGTGGTTTCATAGGGAGATCATGTTCTAGAAGTGGCATGATCGTGGCATGTTTGTGCGCCCGCGCATCAAGCAGCCTTATGTACGTCAGAACCCTCACCGATCTCGCGTATCTCTTCGCGGCTATCCATGCCCTTGGTGGTGCTCGTGCTCGCTCGTTTCATTCGTTCTAGAATATCAATCAGCTTCTCCTGTGAGATGCCCTTGCTGGTATCAATCCTAGTTGTTGCTTGGCCTTGCAACAGTTGGCCTTTGTCAATGATGATGCCTAGAGCCAAAGGCAGCTTGTCAATGTGCATATATGGCAGCTCTTTACACATCCGATCAATTCCACGGCACGTAAACTCATTGATCTTTCCAATCAGGAATTCTTTGTGAGCTTCCGCTGTTTCTGGATGGTCCGCTCGAATCTTCTGAATGGTAGTAATTGGCAATTCAAGCTGTTGGCTAATCGAGTCATCGGTCCAGCCTTTGTAAAGCAGGTAAGCGATGTCAGCCATAACATCAGGCGAGCTGGTCAACTGAATCATTTCTTTCGCTATTTCTCGAGGCTTTGGAATTGCCATTGTCTGATCAACGGTACACTTCGGCGGGGATATTTTCAAAGGGAGAACCAGTGCCCGGGACTCGGGTGAAAATCGATTAAGCGATTAGCCCTTGCTGGTCAATTCACCCCTTTCAATCCCGTAAAACCAGTCCCGGGACTCGGGTGGAACCAAGATACCTAAATTGAGACCCTTATTTATATATATATTTTTTTTCTCTCTCTCTCTCTATGAGGTTAATTACTTACATTGCTTCCAAAGCATCCGCTAGAGGGACTGGTTATCAACGACTTACGTATGTTAGCATCCTAAGTTTTTAAACCCATATACAGACAATGGATACCCTGCTGGTTCGCTGGTTCTAGAACTATTTTCAACAATCGTATCCCGAGCCGTTGACAGACTGGTTACCTCCTGTATTTTATGGTTCGGTTATTTTTCAACGTTAGTAAATCGCCAAACATGAAGACCAAGCCTACACCCAAGCAAATCATCAAAGTAGTCAAGACTGCATTCCCATCCGTTATTGTTCTCGACGGTAAACAAGCCGTAGACGCCCTTGCAATGCGAGATCGTCTCCGGGCAATGGGCCTTCTCTAAATCGCCAACCAACAAAACCTAATCACCTAAATCGCCAAAATGGAAAACATCAACGTTATCGACGAAACGACTTTCACGGAATTCGGACAGCCTTACACTCGTGAATTTCTTGAGCCAATGTCCGTCTCCCAACTGAAAAAATTAGCTCAAGAGACTGCCTCGGCTCTCAAGCATCGCTCAAGCTGGATAGCGACCACCAATAAATCTGCCCTAGTTGACTATCTGGTCACTGGCCAGCTTCCCGTCTCCGGCTCGCTCCCCACAAATGGCCAGCAAACGCCTAGCTTGGCGCAGTACGACCTTGCGAGCGTAATGGCAGCATCTATCGCTCCCTTTTTAGCCGATAGGCTAAAAACGGCTGTGGATGAGGAAACCGTTGATCGAATCGTCAATGATCGGGTCTCTGGTCTGCTTGATACGGTTCAAACCATGTTGGATGGGGTTTCGGTCCCTCGCACGGTCGAAGTTCTTCGGCTGGACAACACCAAGATCAACGTCGGTTTGCAGCACAAACAGTTTGACGAGCTGCTGGCTTATGTCAGCCAGCGGAAGAACGTCTACTTGGTGGGTCCAGCCGCATCGGGAAAAACGCAAGCAGCCGAAAACGTCGCCGAAGCCCTTGGATTGGAATTTAGCTCGATCTCGGTTTGCAGCCAGACGCCAATCTCCGCTCTCTTCGGTTTCATGAATGCGGTTGGTGCTTATGTGCCGACTGAATTCCGCAAGCGCTTCGAATTCGGCGGGGTCTTCCTCTGTGACGAATTCGACAATGGGAACGCCAACACGTGCGCTGCGCTGAACCAAGCAACGGCTAACGGTTGCTGCGGGTTTCCCGATGGAATGGTTGCCAAGCACGCCGATTTTATCTGCATCGCGGCGGGCAACACGTTCGGCAACGGCGCTGACCGTCAATACGTTGGCCGTAATCAGTTGGATGCGGCTACCCTTGATCGTTTTGTTTTCCTCGATTGGGAATATGACGAACAGTTGGAAACGGCGATCTGTGATGCGCAAGGGTTCCCATCCGATTGGACGAAGTACGTCCAGCAGGTAAGGGCTTCGGTGGCTTCCCTGAAACTTCGCCATGTGGTCAGTGTGCGAGCCAGCTTAATCGGTGGCCAGATGATCAAAGCGGGGGTCTCCCGTTCTAGAATCGAAAAGACCGTTCTCTGGAAGGGTTTATCAAACGACGAAATTTCCAAGGTTGTTTCTAACTTGAGGTAATTTTATGGCAAGACGCAAAGCTTTCCATCTTGAAGACACTCCGGGCTCGCGGCATTACGAGCACCATCTGACCTATTCCGAATATCTGGAACAAGCTCTTTATGGCGAACCAAGGGGAGGGTCTAAATCGATGGGTGCCCGACGTTCCCGGGAGACCGGGGACTCTGGTTGGGCGGGAACCAATACTTGGGAGGAAGCTGCCAAGCTGGCAACGGAAGGATGGCCAGAAGGTCGGGAGTTCATCGGTAAGATCGTCGACCAGATTGACAACGTGACAGCCAAGTTCGTCACCTTGCCAGCACCTTACAATGATGTCTCCGGAGACTACGTAGACGTTGGAGCCTATCTGGAAGGTATCCCGGAGAACATGGTGCGATGGGAAGAGCAGGAATCGCCAAAGCGGGTGGTTCGTATCCTCTATACCGCGGGATGCTCTGGATCGGTTTCAAAGGAGGCTATTCGCTGGAAGGGAGCCACCACCTTAGCTCTAATCGATCGGTTGGAAGCGCAAGGGATACGCGTTGAACTCGATGTTGCTTGGTCAGATGGCGACGATATCAAAGGCAATGAGAAAAGCATCTGGACTACCTACGTTACGTTCAAATCCGCCTCCGATGCTCTTCACTTGGACACCTTGGCCTTTCATCTGGCCAACGCTGCCAGCATGAGGAGGATTCAATTCTCTTACCGTGAGACCCTTTCGAAAGAGGAGGTCAACAAGTTTGGCTTCCATTCGTCAGGAGGATACGGTTACTCCCGCCGGGCGACAGGGGAAGGATACGATTTGATAATTCCCGAGCTTTACCTTGCCACTGTCGAAGACTCAGTACGGGAAATCGAAAAAATGTTCGATGTCATCTGCGGAGAAAAATTGACCGTTGATTAGCTCGGCCACCGAGCGGGCGAAGCCACCTAATCGCCCGTTCTAGGCTGGATTAACCAGCAACCTATACAATGCACCTACCTAATCGCCAAAATGAAACCCCGCCCTCAATCTCAGTTTAAGCCTGTACTACATCGGGTAGTCGGTTCGGCTCTGTTCAATCGTCAATCCAAGTTCGCCACTAAGGGACTAAAAGCCAAATGAGCGCCCTAGTTAAACGCAAGTATCCTTACCTCGTTTCCCTGCTGGTCAGTCTCTTCTATGTTATCCCTAGAAGTCTCTGGGAAGTCTTCGGGGAAGCCTTTATAGAAGGATTAGAAAAGCTGCCAGCAGTCGTTAGATATCGCAAAGTTCAAACCCTTTACACTTGGGAAGGTAAAGCAAAATGAATCCTTACCGAATAGAACAAATTATTTCGGGAATTGGTAAGGGCCGATGGGTAGTCTTCGAACATGGTTGGCAACTATTTGAAACCTTTCACAGCACAGATGAAGCCCTTGCTTTTGTTAAGGAGCGGAAAAAATCTTTAGTAGTCCGGAGGAGGAAAGCAAAATGAGTGGCATCTTGCCAGTGTCCGGACCTTGGCAGCCTACCCCCGCTTGTCTGGTGGTCTGGCCAGATACGGGAGTTATGTTGGTGCCTCTGTTCGATCCAACCGACCCTGTACAGATAGTTGCTGCTAGCCATTTAACCCGTTTAATCGGAAGTTGGAATTGATAGTATGCTCACCTTAACTATTATTTTCTACATCATCTTTGCTCTAATAGGGTGGAGCATTCTCGTAATCTCTAAGTCTTAAAACGAAGGTTGCCTCGCGGGCGCACGGTAAAGAAATTTTCAAAATGCCAAAATAATTATGCCAAAAACACGCGGAAAAATAGTGAAGCTCAACTTTCGAGTTGATGCGGAGTTAAACAGTGCTTTGGAGAAGGCAGGCTTTGCCAACTTGGAGCATTTCATTGATCAATCGGTTAAAGCCCTTCTAGACGTGCATGTGAAAGGAGAGAGGATTCAATGGCCAGTTTGCTTTCACGGTTACCCAATCGCGTTTAGCATGGGACATCCGACATATGAACCACAAATGGAACAAGAGAGGCAGGCCTAAGACTCATAAGCAGCCTTTCACGCTGCGGATGAATAAGGGGATTCATGACTACGTTAGCCGTCAAGCGGCGGATCTGGGAATCACCAAATCAGCATTTGTCGAAAATGCGATCTACCATTACCCTCCACCGAAGCAGCTTCACCTAGATCATCTGGCGGTCCCGGATATCGATGGACTGATTCAAACAGAATTTGGACCATCCTATGGAACTAAGGAAGAGAAGGAGCGGGTACTGCAAGAGGAGGAAGCACAACAGGAACATCGAAGGAAGTTTGTCACTCCTTTGAAGCCTCGCGGGCGCACGTTTAAGCAAAATCGGAAAACAAAGGAGATAACAAGTAATAATGAAATTAAGTGAATCCCGTCTTAAAGAATTAAGACGCATTGAAAGTTCCCTGAATAAGTTTGCAGAAGAATTTCAGGAGATTATCGACGATCTGAACGGAAAAGAGGGTGAAGATGGCCTTGAGGAGTATTTGATAGAATCGATTGATTCAGTCCATCGGGCTTTGGATGAAATTACTGATTTGACTTGCGTGGAGGGGTAAACCTTTCCTCGCGGGCGCACGTTTAAGCAAAATTAGAAACGGAAACTGGCTAGGGGTAAAATCCTAACCAGTTTTTCTTTTATCCGTTCTAGAATCAGGCTCATCGAACCGGACTCCGCTTTCGATGACTTGCATGATTAGCAGGATTCGGGGGACAATCCCCTTTTTTGCCTCGTATGCTCTGATGCAGTCATCGATGCAAAGCGAAGCGATTTCGGCAGAGGACATCCCTGTCTTTTGTGACAAAGCCTTCAGTCTTTTTAAGACCTCCGGATCAATTCTCACATGTTTGGTCTGTGCTATTTGCCTCATGCCCGGATAGTTAACACTAAGTGTCATCATTTGTCATCAAAAAGATTATTTTTTATTTGACCGACTGGATACCTGCCGTATACAGTGCGGATGACAAAGGATGACATTGCATGGCGAAAGCTAAAAGAAAATTGCGGATGTGTATTGAATTTCCCCCGGATTTGTTCTCGGAAATCAAAGCTGGCTCCAAAGTAGATTTAGTCTCGTTCGGCGCTCAGGTTCGAAAATTGACCAGAATGGCTTTGAACATCCAAAAGCACCTGGAGAAGGCGCGATGATCGCCTGCGTCGATCCTGGCAAGTCAGGGGGAATCGTTTTTCAGAAACACCGAATTCCACTTGGATGCAAAAATCCGACAGCCACAGAGCCTTTCGATGTTTTCTCTCTCGCCATGCCTGCCACGGTGACCGATCTGAAAGACGTTTTCCTGGATCTTAAAACGTTCGGGATTACCACCGTGGTTCTAGAAAAGGTCACCGGCTTCATCCGGGTCCCAGGTCGCCCGCAAATGGCTGGCACCTCGGGGGTGATGATGAAGACCGTGGGCTGGATCGAGGCTTTCACCGCCGCCTACGGGATGAGGCTGGAAGAGGTTCGCCCGCAAGTTTGGCAACCAAAATTGGGTTTGTTTAGAAAACCTGGAGAAGAGCAAAGTGCGTGGAAAACCCGGCTAAAGGACATGGCCCAAAGGCTTTACCCAAATCACACGATCACGCGGGCCACCGCGGATGCTTTTTTGTTACTTGAATTCGCTACGCGAAAGTAATGTTCTGCCGTTTAGAAAGTGCAAGTATGTGCTGTAAAAATGAACCTTCCACCCAAACTGAAATTGAACAAATAATCGCTAACGGCCCAATTTTTATAGAAATCCCTCCGGAAATTTTACTGCCCCAATAATCAAAATTCAGGGGGAGCGTCCTGACTAAAAACGCTCTTTTCTCTTTCTCTAAACCGTCTACTTAGCGGCTACCCGATGTTACACCAGTGTCATCTCCCCGGAATTCAGCGTCTCACCTACGGGTTAAAGACGCACCATTCCGCCTTGGATTCGAGCGAGATGGGGACTGGAAAGACGTGGAGGGCGCTCGCGGTTGTCCGGGACCTGGAACGACCGGCTTTCATCGTCTGCCTGAAATCGGCCAAAGCGGCTTGGCGCGAGGTGGCCGCGGAACTCGGCGTCAACCTGATCGAGGTGGTGAATTACCAAGGCGTTCGTGCGAAGGACAAAACGTGGTGGTTCGGCGGGAAAAAAGGGCAATGGGACACTTCTAGAATCCCGCGGGAGACTATTTTCATCTTCGACGAGTCCCACAAGATGAACGGCCAGCGGACCTGGAATTCCATCTACGGGATGGCCGCCCGGCGGCAGGGGTACTCAGTGATCCTGCTCAGTGCAACCCCAGCGTCTTCCCCGCTGCAGCTCCGCACCCAAGGATTCATTCTAGGTTTGCACGACGGGAAGAATTATTGGGAGTGGCTGACCAAGTACGGTCTCCAGCAGGGGTACTTTGGCGGGGTCGGAATGTCGCAGGCCAATGAAGCGCGGGCGATGACGCTGATTGGATCTGATCTCTACAACCGCGGGCAGTCCTACAGTGTTCCTCTTCGCGACATCGTGGGGATGGGCTTTCCCGAGAACAACATCGACGCCCTTCAGGTCGAATGTGCCAGCGAGGCAAAAATTGCCGAGCTGTATGGGGAGCTAGGACAGAAGTTAAAGGAGCTAGAAGCGAAGACCCTGGAGGCGAAAGATCTTTTGACCATCCAGCTCCGCGTCCGGCAGGAAATCGAACTCCTCAAGGTCCCGGAGATCGTTGAGATGCTCTGCGATATTCTAGAAAGCTCGAATAAGAGCGTGGTCGTTTTCGTGAATTTCCGGCAAACGGCTCTCTCGATAGTTGGAGCCCTTCAGCCTTGCACTTCTTCCTTGGTAATGGGGGATCAATCAGAGACCACCCGAGCGAATGAGATTTCTGACTTTCAGTCCGGTTCTAACCGGCTGCTGATCTCCACCATCGCCGCGGGTGGAACCTCGATCAATCTGAATGACACGGAAGGCGACCGCCCGCGCCACGTTCTCTGCTGCCCGACCTTTTCCGCGCCTGACCTTGTTCAAGCCCTGGGCCGCGCCCACCGGATCAATTCCAAGTCACCCACGACTCAGCAAATTATCTTCGTCGCCGGGACGGTGGAGGCTCACGTTTACCGTTCGGTGAAGCGCAAACTTTCTAACCTAGAAAAACTAACTAACTACGACCTCTTAGGACTATGATTATCGCCGAAATTATTCTTCTCGTTTTCTTCATCTTTGCGTGGTTTACCAAATGATCCCCGGAGTCGAAGACGCATTGATCTTTGTCAAGTTGACCGATGGGACGGTTCATCAGATTGACCTCCCAAAATGGAGAACGCATCACCTTCTAGCATCTCTTGGAAAGGAGCTAAGGCTTTGTGAGCAGGCCGAACCGATGACCTGGGAGAGGCCGGAGGAGAAGAAAGAAGAAAAACCTCCGCTTTCCCCCATTCATCATACTATCAAAGAGAAATTTATGACAGTTAATGATCAGGGTGAACCTGTTGAGGTTGGGGAATATCTTTCAAAAACCAAGTACCTCGACACCAAAACGGGCGAGCTGAAACTTTACTAAAACTAAAAAAACAAATGAACGCCTTGGAACGGATCGCCACCGCTTTGGAAAAGCTGGTTGAGCTGCAAAACGGACGCCGGGACCGGATCACCGACCTTCCTTGTACGGTGGTCGGATGCAACCGCAAAGTTGTTGCTCGCGGGCTGTGCAACGCCCACTACCAGCGTTTGAGGCTCAAGGGCGAGCTGATGAAGGATATCCCGATTACGGAAAAAGGACCGAACCGCCCGAATTAAATGAGTGATTCCCAACACGCTGAATTCCCGCCTAGCTCCCTGGAGCATTGGAACAATTGCCCTGGCTTTATTCAGGCGGTCGATGAGGAGGGATATTTTTCCGAACGGGGGACCAAGCTTCACAAGGCCTGGGAGACTGGAAATCTAGAAGGGTTGACGGAGGATGAGGCAAAGGCTGTTGAATCTGTGATTAGATCCCAGCCTCAGTGGAGTAAAAGCACTCTGCGGGAATTCAAGGTGAATGTGGCTGGGATAACTTGGGGAACCGTAGACTACCTTAATATAGAAGAGTCGGGGCACGAGTTTTTGATGGATGCCAAGTTTGGCCGGATCTCCGTTCAGCCCGCGCAAACTAATATCCAAATTTGGGCCTACTCTTTGGGAGTCTGGTACGAATTACCAAAGGCTAATCAAATTGATGTCACCATCGCGGTCCCCTACCGCGGCGAGGTCACTCACGCAACTTTCCATCGCAAGACCCATTACGACAGCTTCAAATTCTATATTTCCAGGATCATTGAAAAGGTGGAGCAATTCCGTAAGACCGGTGATGTTTCAATGCTCTCCTATCATCCGAAAACCTGCTCATTCTGTTCTAGAATTAATTGCCCGATCAAACGGGGGCGGCTGAAGGAAGTGATGGGAACAGCGGAGCTTGGTTTTCCTAACACAATCGAAGTTAGTGAATTGAGCGTTGATGAAATCTCCCAGGCCAAAATCCTCTCTAACCAGTTCAAGCGTTGGGCCGCGGAAGTGGATAAGCGGGCGATGGAGCTTTCCAATGAAGGGGAAGAGATCCCTGGCTTTGAAAGGAAATTTATGAGCGGGCGGAGGAAGAATGCTCTTCTAGATCAAATCAAGGAAACCATTCGAATCGCTTCCAGTATAATCCCCGGCCAGCCTCTTCCTGATATTTGGCACGTAGCGGGAGAAATTCACATCGCAAAAGTTGTCGAATTGATCCGGGAAAACTCTCCCCGAGGCCATAAAGAAACTAACGAAGAAAAATTTCTAGATGCCCTCCGCGATGCTGACATAGGCCAGCCGCAGGGGGGTTACTACTACCTGAAACCAAAACCAGAAATATATGACGAAAATAAAGAGTGATATTGACTTCAAAGTAAAACCTAGCTCCGAAGATCCGGACTGGACTCCGCCCGCGGACGAGCAGCTTCCCGTCCCTAAAAACTTCTTTACCGGCCAAGGGGCCGAGGACATGGAGGGCGAGTGGGACCAGGGCGATGTTGGCCTCCCGCGGTTGACCTTGATTCATGCGATGGATAAGCGAGCCCTGGCTGGAACGTTCAAGCCAGGATCGTTCGTCTACAACAATTCAGGGACTCTAGAACAGCCTTTCCCCTTGGTGGTGATTCGATCGAAAAAAGGCTACCTCCAAAAGCTGAATGCGATGGAGCGCAGTTCCGGAGCCATCCCCAGGATGGTCTGGACAGCAGCCGAAGCCCGCGAGATGGGAGGGTCTTTTGATTACCCCTGTCCTGTGGGGTCAATCCCTTTCCAGGAATTTGCTGATTTATTGGTCTTGATCGGGCAGAAAGAGGGTAATGAATCTTTTCCTTTTCAACACGCTGACCACGTTTGGGCTCCCGCCATGTACCGGGCCAAGGGAACGGCTTACACCCGCGTGGTGCGGCCCCTCGGCGCGATGCGGGCGCTGACCTTGCGCGATGGGACGATCAATGGCCTCTGGACGATGGCGGTGACTCAGGAGCAAGTGAACAACAACCCGACTTTCGTTCCCGTCTTCAAGTTCGTCCGGCGGAACACCGCGGAGTTCGTGAGCTGGCTGAAAGAGCTTCTAGCAGGCTTCGGGGAGTGAAGATGTCCCCGCGGATCAAAGAGGGAGATTACCTCTACATGGGATTCTGGCTCCTGGTGATGGGAGCCGGGATGGGGGTCACCATTTACCTGCTGGCCAGGATCGAAAGGAACACACGATGAATGATTTGGTAAGAGATACCGATCCTGACACTTCTCACGATGCGGCGGAGAAGATTGCCGAGAAGAGGACCAAAGATTGCAAACTTGCTGAAGGCTGCTTTCGGGATTTGGTCGATGATAGGGGACTTACGCGAACTGAGTTTTATCGGGGGGTCCGTAATAGGCATGGTTTTCAACATGAGAAAGCGGAGTCCTTGCGCCGTCGGTTAAGTGATCTATTAAAGCAAGGTCGTTTAATTATAATTGGCCGCCGAAATGGGCAGCAAGTTCTATCTCTTTCTCCTCTTACTTGATTTATGCCAACAACCTTCTGTGTTGACTTCGAAACGACCTATTCCAAAGAGGTCAACATAGAACGGTTCGGAGCGGCCAATTACCTCTCCCGCCCGGAGACTGACATCTATCTAGTATCAATTTATGGTCCGGACTTACAATTTGTGGGAGATCCTAAGGAGGCACCCTGGGATCGGATTAAGGGTCATCGGATCATCGCTCATAACTACGCTTTCGATGGTGCTGTTCTGGATCGTCTGGGTCTGGATCTTGGCCCTGACTTTAATTGCTCTAGCAATCTCTGTCGATACCTTGGAGCCCCCGGATCGTTAAAGGCGGCGGCTAAGAAATTATTGGGCCGCGAGATCAGTAAGGAGATTCGGGATTCAATGAAGGGCCAGCAATTCAGCGGGCTTCTAGAATTTGAAAAACAGGCGGTACGTGACTATGCGAACGTTGATGCGAAGACAGCTTGGGATCTCTGGGAGAAGTATTCCAAAGATTGGCCGGATAGTGAAAAAGAACTATCCAAGCATACATTACGAATGTGTCGGGAAGGAATTGGTGTCGATGTGGGTTTGCTGGCGAACCAGAAAGAAACAGCTTCCCGCCTTATGGCTGAAGCTCTTTCACTCATACCCTGGGCGTATAATGAGCCGCCGCTTTCTCCTAAACGTGCTGCGGAGAGATGTTTCAAAGTCGGAATTCCGGCTCCGCTTTCATTTGCTGAGGATAACCCGGCGTGCGTAGCCTGGGAGGAAAAATATGGAAGCACCTACCCTTTTGTTCATGGAATGCGTCAGTACCGAAAAGCTAATACACTTCTTGAAAAACTCAATGCGATCGAGAGAAGGGTCATGCCTTCGGGCCGACTACATTATGACCTCAAATACTTTGGTGCTCACACGGGTCGATGGTCGGGGGCAGGCGGAGTTAATCTCCAAAACTTTCCTCGGGAAGCTTTCGGAGGAATTGATCTTAGGAATTTGCTTATCCCTGGCCCAGGAAAAAAATTTATCATTGCGGATCTATCCCAAATTGAGCCCCGTGTGCTGGCGTATCTTGCCGGTGACACGGAGCTTCTAGAAGCAGTTAAACAAGGTTTTTCTATTTATGAAGCTCACGCTATCAATTCAGGAAGTTGGCAGGGAGGAAAGGGTACTCTTAAAAAATCAGACCCAAATCTCTATTCTATGTGCAAGGCAAGAGTCCTCGGGCTGGGATATGGGCTTGGTGGAAGCAAGTTCGCCCGAGTCGCTAAAGAAATGGCTGGAATTAGTTTGTCCGATTTTGAAGCGAAACAGGCCGTCTATAATTACCGTCGAACAAACCCCCGAATCCCAGCTCTGTGGGCCCGACTTGACCGAGCATTGGGAGCCGCGCTCCTAGAAGGTGAGTTCACGATGGGCCTGCCCTCCGGTCGCCGCTTACGCTATGAAAATCTGCAAAGAATCGGGGATAATATCTATTTCCGACTGCCAAACGGGATGGAAGTATCGACTTGGGGCGGAAAGCTTACTGAAAATCTGGTCAGCGGAACAGCTCGCGACATTTTTGGCGATTGTCTATTTCGCCTCGATCGAGCGGGGGTCCACGTCGCGCTCCACGTACATGATGAAGTGGTTTGCGAAGTCGATGAAGGTGTACAACCGGGAGAAATATTGGAACACCTCACAGTCACCCCCGACTGGCTTCCTGGTTGTCCAATCTCTGCTGAAGCTGCTGAATGTCGAAGGTACTGTAAATGAATGATCCTGTTAATCATCCTAGTCACTATACAGCTCACCCTTCTGGGATTGAGTGTATCCAGATAACCGAGCACCAAAATTTTTGCCTCGGGAACGCAATTAAGTATATCTGGCGGGCTGGAAAGAAGACCGACTATCTGGAAGACCTGAAAAAAGCTCGTTGGTATCTTGATCGGGAAATTCAAAGGTGGGAGAAGGTAGGAGAAAGCAAATGACTCCTGACCAATTATTCTGGTACATCCTAGAAGGCGGCTCCGCTATTTTGGTTCTAATTTGGCTTGCCATAACTTTTTTATCATGAGTGACGGGCTTGCATACAAACACAATTGGGCTCCGGTTCAGACGCACACTCTCAAGGAGTTAGCCCGCTGGATCGATTGGGCGGAGCATCACGCGGAACGCTGTCGCGAGCAGACTGAACTTTTGGCTGAGAAAAATACGTGGTCCTGGGCAATTAAGGATTTATTGATCTCTCAAAAAGAAATCAGAGAAGAGGTGGCAAAAAGACCATGAGTGACCACCTCCAGGAATGGCGGCGGCAGGCCCAGGAGCTTCTAGGAGCCGACAACCCGGTGGATTGGACCTCTGAGAGCCGCGGATACATTGTGTGCCCTCTCAGGCACCTTCATACGACCAATAGTGCCCCGCGGGATACCTTCCTCTACCTGGAGGGCTTTCCTCACATCCATTGCCTCCATGAGAGCTGCCACGATGAACTGCGGGAAATCAACAGGCTGTTGCGGGTCCAGCTTACCGGGCAAAGCGTGGTAAACGTCGATTTCGCCCGGTCACAAAACTACCACATGGCCGAAGTTCTAAAGAAGAATCGGGATGCGGTGATCGAGAAGTACATGCCGAAGATTAGGGAGCTTAACGACTTTCTTCATGATGCAGAAAGTCAATGGTTCATCCATTGGATGTTTTCCCCTTACGATTGGGTTTGGATAGGACAGCCAGAAATGACGGGAGAAAACTGGAAAACAAATTTTCGAGCGGCTGGAGCTTGGATTCTTCCTCCTCCATCTTGGAAGTTCATTTGTCCTAATCCGCTGAGAACTTGTTGGGACCGCAAAAACGAAAACATCGCCGAGTACCGGCACCTCGTTCTAGAATCTGATTCTCTTAATATGCTGGAGTCCCGCGCCATGTTCGAGGCGGTGGAGGACATCTTTCTATTGAAGTTAAAGGCAATTGTCTTCTCCGGCAATAAGAGCCTTCATGGCTGGTTTGAACATCCTGGCCTGCCCTGGCTGGCTCTCCATAAACCTCTGCTGGTCGCGATGGGGTTTGACGCCAAGACGATGAGTCCAAGCCAGCCTGTGAGGTTGCCGGGGGTAGTGCGGGAGAATGGGAAAAGGCAGGAACTTTTATGGATAATCCCGAACTGAATAAGTTGATGGAGGATTTAAAAAATTTCAAGTTAGAGACTCAGGAGAAAGTTAGAAAGACCGTCTGGGACAAGTATGTCAAAATTGTTTACTGGCTGGAGAAGTCTGAACGTTTCTATCTTCGCCAGGAACATGGAAGCTGGATCGCATACTCGGAAAAATATCTTCGACAGTTGTTAAAAGGGGCTGGATTCTTTGACTGGATAACAGAGCCCGACCTTAAACTTTGGAAAGCTCAGGCCCAATCCTTTTGGGAAGCTTTTTTGAATCACATTATCAACCATAATGCCCTCAAAGGAGCCGGTCTCGTCGGAGGGCGTTGTGAAGGCCTTCTAGAATATGGAAACGAAAAATATCTTATCACTGGCAGTCCTAAAATTATTAACCCCGTGCAAGGCGATTGCACTTTCATAGTATGGTATCTCAAACAATTACTTCCGGAGCCGCAGTTAGACCACTTCCTAGCCTGGATGCGGCTGTCGTACTTGAGTTTAATTCAACAGTTGCGCTCATTCGGTCAAGTACTCTTCCTAGTCGGCCCGGCGCAGTGTGGGAAATCCTTGCTGCAAGTTCGCCTAATTACGCCAATCTTGGGCGGGCGCTCAGCCGAGCCGTTCACCTACATGACCGGCCAGACTCACTTTAATAGTGATCTGATCAAAGCTGACCATTTGCACATCGAAGACCAGGGAGTCAGCCACCGGCAATTCGACCGGCACAAATTTGAGGACTTCATCAAAATTACCGCGGTTGGGACGGCTACCAGGGCGGAGGCTAAGGGCCAGGACGCTTTCATGGTTTACCCGATCCGCCGGATGACCGTCTCCCTCAACGGAGAGTCCTATAACTTCGAAACTATCCCCGATCTGTCCGAATCGCTGGTTGATAAAATCATGATTTTCAACTGCGGTACTGTCGATTTCGGAATTCCCAGCTCGGAAATCGAAGCAATGATAGAGAAGGAATTACCGGCCTTTATTTTTTGGTTTATGAACGAATGGAAGTGCCCCGAGGAGATCCTGACCGAAGATCGGATGGGAGTGAATTCGTACATCGACCCCTCTATCCGGGAGAAGCTAGAAGGGTTTTCCCCCGAGACCCGGACCAAACAAATGCTGGATGTCTATTTGAATGAGGGAGCCCAGCAATTTATTCAAGGGAACGCTACCGATATCTGGGGGATGCTGAATGCTTCAACGGCGGCCAAAGGATTGTTACTAGCCAACTGCCGGACGGTGGATTGGTTGGGGCGGCGGCTTTCGGCGATGCAAAGAAAATACCCTTCTAGAATTACGGAGCTGCCGAGGACCGGGAAGGACGGAACAGTTTATAAGATTTTACGAAATGGAACTCAACCACACAACACACTATGAAAAAGATACTTGGAATTCTGCTTTTGACCTCTTGCTTGGCCTGGGGGGATAAACCAACCTACGGGAATAAAGACAATCCCGGACTCCTCGATGACCCCGGCTGCAAGACTTTGCTGCGCAACCAGCTTCGGGATACCAAGGAAGACCCGAAAAACTTCATCATCACCTATTTTGATACGAGCCTCGCTAGCAATAAGGATGATCCGGACGGGTCGGCGATGAATTTCTACACCATCACCAACAAAACCACCGGCCAGAAAATCATGGCGATCGTTGCCCTTCATTTCGGGCCAGTCCCGTCACCGTCACCGTCTCCATCACCCCATGTCTCACCGTCGCCGCTACCGTCACCAACCCCTTCACCGGCCAATCTCATCATCACCGACCATGCTTAACCACGACCTTAGTGCGGGTCCCACTGCCCCGGCCAATGGCCTTGGCTCGGTGGTCATCGAACTGAACCTCGACACCGGGAAAATGGGGGTCCTGTTCACCAATCCCAGCTCCGCCCGGTTTCTTGCTAAGGAGGAAATCCCCTTACTGTTTAGCCCGATGATCGCCGGGCTGATTATTCACTTGATTCAAGCCCGGTCCAAGTCGATCATTGTAGCGTAGTTTCATTCCTGGCCTTTCCGTTGATTAGGTAACGCACCCTCTGTTTCTGGCGATTCAGAGGGTGCTTTTTTTCCTGAAAACCTGCCATTTTCCTGCCACTGAAAATATTTTCCCTGGGGAAAACAGCAGACTGTAAATCTGCTGGCTTACGCCTTCAGTGGTTCGAATCCACTCCTGCCCAGTGCCTCAGTATCAACGACTTACGTAGATTTTACTTGGTAAGCGTAAAAACATTTTCTGCCCGCGCCACAGGCCATTTTCATGCCACCGTTGCCACAAAAGTGTCATCAAAATGTTGACAAGTGGCATGTTTATGCCACAGTCCTTTAATGCAAATCGTCACCTTACCGAGCGGCAGATTCCAGGTTATTTTATTCCGGAACGGAAAACGCGAACGGAGGAACTTCGCCTCTAAGGCAATGGCTGAAGCGTATTTGAAACAGGCCAAGGTTGAGGTTTATGAGCAAAAGCTCGGGCTTGACCCGCTGACCGCCAAGCAAAGGATGATCGCCTTGGAAGTTTTCCGCGTGTTGCCGCCGAACGTGAATGTATTGGATATCGTTTTAAACCATGTGAAGAAGGTGAATTGGGATCTGGAGAAGGTGACCTTGGAAGATGCCATTGAAAGGTTCCTCAAATCCCTGAAGACCGGCAACCGGAGGCAGAGCTATATCGAATCGATCGGGAAGACCCTCCGGAGATTCCTGAAAAGGGACAATGAAATCTGGACGGTAGCCGAGGTCGAGAAAACCAACATTGAATGGTTCCTAGACCACAACATCAAACAGACCCCGGTCTCCCGCTTCAACGCAATTCTAAATCTCCGCGTTTTCTTTGAATGGTGCCGACGGGAAAAGTATATCGAAGAAAATCCAGTGGTCGAAGTCCGGCGGCCTTTCGTTCACCGGAGGGAGCCTGTTATTTTAACCGTCGACCAATGTCAGGCCCTTCTAGAAAATACCTCTGATGCTGATTGCGCGTTCGCGGCGATCGGACTATTCACTGGCATCCGCCCAAATGAGATTTGCCAGATGACCTGGGGAATGGTGAACCTTGAGGCGGGAAATATCAGAATTCCCTCCGAAATCACTAAGACTCACACCAGCCGGACAATTCAGCTTGAGCCCAACGCCGCGGCGTGGCTGGCTCCCTTGAAAATCAAAGCTCCCAGGATGCCCCAGGACGAGGGAGCGCGAGGGAAACGGTTCTGTCTCGCTACCCAGCTCAAAGCGTGGCCCCAGGGGGCTCTGCGCCACACCTTCGCCTCGTACCATGTGACAGCGTTCGAGAACCCCTCCCGAACAGCCCTCTTCATGCATTGCCGAACCGCGCCGGACATTTTGTTCCGGCATTACTTCAAAGACACGTTGAAATCAGAAGCCCTCAAGTTCTGGGAGCTGTACCCGAAAGGTTAATATGGAAGTCGAAGACTGGATGTTTACAAAGGAAGCTCAGAAAGGGGCAGACGTTCTAAAAAAATTATCCGAAGCTAAGGAGGGGGAACTGTTTATAGTGGAAGCGCCAGAACCTTTACTCGAAAGATTGATATGATGACCATACTCGCCATTGTTGGCGTCCTCACCCTGATTTGCCTTCTCCCTCAAATTCTGTTTGTGATCGGAGCGTTTTTCCTGGGA